TATAACGCTTATTGGTGGAAAATTAATATCTAATAAAGATACGTTTGAACAGATGAGCAACATATTAAGACATGCTGGAGCAACAAAGATTCAAGGAATGGCTCGTCCCGCTATAGCCAGATTATGGAAGCGGTATGGGTTTGAAGAACGCACTACTTTAGTGGAAGTAAAACTATGAAATACTATTCTCGCCGTGAACTATATGCTTTAGGGGAACCCCTAGGTGAATCCGTAACCCAAGCCAAAGTTGGCGGTGGGCGTATCTATGGGGGTGGTGGTAGCTCAGGCGGTGGTGGCTCACAACCTACTCAGTCTACTTCTTACCAAACAAACGTTCCAGAATACGCTAGGCCTTATGTAGAAACTATGTTGGGTGCTGCGCAAAAGCAGGCTTATAAATATGACAATGCTGGTAATGTTGTAGGTTTCCAACCCTATGTTCCTTATGGTGCCACAGTAGATGCGGCGGGGAATATTACTAATACAGCCCAAGAACAAGCCGCAGCCACAGTAGCTCCATTTAGCCCAATGCAAGAACGGGCATTTCAACAAACGGCAGATTTAAGAGTTCCTGGACAGTATGGGGTCGGCAGTCAATTTGTTGGTGCAGGCGGTATGGGTGCGGCGAATATTGCTCAACAAGCTGCTGGTATTGGGCAGGAATATTATGGGATGGCTACAAATCCCTATGCCCAACAGTCGTTTATGTCACCCTACATGCAGAATGTGGTCGACGTACAAAAAACAGAAGCTATTCGTGACTATGGAAAAATGTTGCCTGGTATGCAGGCGCAAGCTACTCGTCAAGGAGCTTTTGGTGGTAGCCGTCAAGCAATTGAAGCGGCAGAAGCCCGTCGTAATTTAGGCACTCAACTAGGTAGTATTCAAGCTCAAGGGTCACAAAAAGCATTTGAAGCTGGTCAACAAGCTCAACAGTTTGGCGCTAACTTAGGTCTTCAAGGTTATGGCACGGCATTGCAAGGTACTGGGCAATTAAGTCAAGCTGGTAGGTCATTAGCCGATATTGGTGGGCAAGAACTACAAGCTCGTCAAGGGATTATTGGTCTTCAATCTCAGGCTGGTGCACAGCAACAAACTCTTGAACAACAACGAGTTAATCAGGCTATTCAGAATTACGCTCTGCAACAACAAAACCCACAGATGCAGTTGTCTTTAATGAGCAGTTTGCTACGGGGTTTGCCTTTACAACAAGCTACTACACAAACATATCAAGCACCTCCAAGTGCTGTTTCTCAGTTTGGTGGTCTTGGTGCCGCAGGTTTGGGTCTATATGGTATGGGTCGCTCAGCGGGTGTTTTTGGTAAAGAAGGTGGACATGTTAAGAAGTTAGCTAGTGGTGGTATTACAGGAATGTCTAAAAAAGTGTTGTTAAACCCTGAAGACTTTTCTACCGAACAAGTTAAGAGCATGACTGATAAGGGTATGATTTCCCAGTTAGTGGGCGCTCCTATTCTTGATGCCAAGATGAAAGACGAGCAACGCATAAAGCTTGCTCAAGCCGCCCAACAACCTAAACCTATTGATACTATCGCCGCTGATATTATGGCTAGAGCTGCAGCTAGCCAAGGTATTGATAATGCCCCAAGTAATCTACCTGTGATGTCCGCATTTGATGGTGGTATTGTTGCTATGGCTGATGGTGGTGAGGTAGATAGTGATGGGATAGCACGATTCCAAGAAGGTGGTAGATCAGCGTTTATGGAAGATATAAGTCGCTTTGGAGACTATGCAGTACCAAACCTAGGTATTACTAAAAAATTAAAAGAGTTAGGTAGTTATTTTACTAAGCCTCGTCAATCTACCATGTCTCCTGGCGATGTTGATGTACAACCAGGATATACCCCAAGTTCAGCTCCAGCTCCGTTTCCTCCAGATGCACCAAAACCACGAATACTTGAGGATTCTAGAGCAAGTGCAGCTGCACCTGCAGCCGTAGCTCCTTCTGTTGCAGATACAGGTGGTAAGGGTATTGCCGACATCCTTAAACGGTTTGAAGAGACACTTGGTAAGGGCGAACAAAGAGATACAGAAGCTAAAAAAATGGCGTTCTGGTCTTCATTGGCTCAGCTTGGCTTTGGTGCTATGGGTGGTACTTCTCGTGACCCTTTTACTAATATTGGTCAAGCAGGTGCTCCAGCCGTTGCTTCTGGTATGCAGCAACTTCGTGATATTGAGGGGCGCCAAGAAAAACGTGGTCTTGCTTCGCTCCAAGCTGCTCTTGAAGGTGAAAAACTTAAAGCCGAATACACCAAACTTGGCATGATGCAGCCATACTATAAAGAATACGCAAATTATCTTGCTCGTCGCCAAGGTTCTACAGGCACGGCTGGTATGGGTAGCGTTCCTTTTGGTGAATTCCGTAAACTTAAATCACAGTATGATGGCTATTTAATGGATGGCAAAACTGTACGAGCTTCTCCAATAGCTAAATATTTAACTCCAGATGAACTTAATGCCTTAAAAGCTAGCCCTGGCACTCCTTCTTATGAACGGGGTATGGCTAGAGCAGCTGAGGTTGCAAAGCAAAGAATGGATGCAGAGTTACGGGAAGGCATGCAATATACTGCTAAACAAAGAGTTGGTTCTTCGGCAGAAGAAATTTAAGGAGTATTTATGCCACGAGTAGAGATACCGGGTGTAGGAATTGTACGTTTTCCAGATAACATGTCTCGTGAAGACATTATGTCTCAAGCTACGGCTATGCAGCAAAAGGCTAGTCAACCTATATTTGACCCGAAAGATCTACCTACTTCGGAGCTTATTAAAGGCGGATTTAGTCGTGGTATTGAAGGGTTAAAAGGTACTGCTTTTGACTTAATACCTGCTTTAGCTGGGTCAATCATTGGTAAAGACGATTACGCCAAAGAACAGCTAAAAGAATACCGTGACCGCATGGCAGCTGCGGAAGCAGAATCTCCTACTGCGTACAAATCCTATAAAGATATTGGTAGCATAGGTCAGGCATTCGATTTTGCTGCTGAGACATTTGGTGAAATTGGACCTGATATTGCTTCGTTTATGGTGGGTGCTGGTGTTGGCAGTGTCGCTGGTAAAACGATTGCTAAAAAAGCCTTAGAAAAACAAATTCGTGAGCAAGCATCCGAGACCGCTGCAAAGCGTGGGTTAGATGATGTGGCTGAAAAAGCCCTAGCAGAACGTTTAATGTCCCGTGCCAAGCAGGGTGCTGTCGGTGTTAAAGCAACCGAGGCTGGTGCTAATGTAGGTTTAAAGACGGGTTTATTTGGTACATCTTTTGGTATTAACATACCTGACGTACTTAATAGTGTGTACGAAGATACTGGCGAGTTATCACCTGGTATTGCTTTAACGATCGGCTCCCTGGTTGCAGCGTTAGATACCTATCTCCCACAAAAGATCTTAAGCCAACTTAGCCCATCTGCTAAAGAGCGGATTGCTGCTCAAATGCTTGAAAAATCTGCCCTTGTTCCAACCACGTTTAAAAGAGCTTTTGGCGCAGAGATATTAAAGACAAGTGCTGGTGAAGCATTAACTGAGAGTGCACAGGAAGCCATTACTAAGCTTGGCTCGCAGATTGCTGGTGACAAAGACCCATTCTTTTCCCAAGAAAACATTGATCAGATTCTTACTGCATCATTAAAAGGATTTATTGGTGGTGGTACGTATGGCGCCCCCGGTGCCGCTTTTGAAGCTAAGCGTATTAAAGATGAACGAAATCGTCAGATTGCCGAGAGAGAAGCGCAACAAACTCCTCCAACTACGCCGGGTGCGACAACAGCGCTACAACAAGTAGAGACTGATCCTAACAAAGTACCTAAACAAGCAGCCCCTGGGATTATTTATGATCCAAAGACAGGCACATACGTACAGCAGTCCGAGGCAGGTGAACCTCTTGGTCGTGAGATGGCACAACAAGTGCCACCTGAAATGGGCACTCCTGAATTAGTTGGTATGGGCGCCCCCGCCGTAGATTTCACCCAAGCTGAAATGTTTGGCACCCCAGCATTTGAAAGACGCACCCCAACTACAGAACAAGCTTTAGCTGGACCACCCACTGCCCCTGCTCAATTTGCCACAGTATTAACTCCAGAAGTTTTAAAAGACACTGGTCTCAAACCACAATCCGGGTTTTATAAAAAACTTCTTAACAAGGACATGGCTAATCCAGAGGACCAGGCAACCGTACGGGATACACTTATAGAAGTTAGACAAAATAAAAACCTAACCGATTCGACCAAAGAAGCTACAGAACGTATTGCTATGCAGGCGTTTGGTGCGTTAGCTCAGCAACAAGAAATGTTTGGTCCTCGTGGTGGGGTTTTAAAAGGAGCCGAATATGGAGGAGTTCAACCTAGACCTGTCGGTGGAGCTGGTGGAGCAGGCGTTCCTGTTCCTAGTGAACGAGAGGGCGAAGGAGCCCCCGCAGGAGTTACAACACCTGGAGAGCAAGGATTGGCTCCAACTACAGAGGCTGCTGATGTCGCTCCAAGTAGAGAAGAGTTACAGCCGAGTGCACTAACTGCGGAGGAGCAAGATGCAGTTCAAGCTGAATTGGAAGCAGAAATGGCACCACAAGCTGAAGCGCCTGTGGGAGAACCTACAACGCAAGCTGCGCCCGCACCTCAAGCCCCTGCTGTGGGAGTTAGTGAAGGAGTTCCTGAAGGAGTTAGTCCGGCAGTCACTGCGCCTGTTACTCAAGTTACCCCTGCCGAAGCGGTGGCATCAAAGGCTGCTGCTAAAGCTCCTAAAGCTATAAGAAACGAAAAAGGTAACTTAGAGTTTCAAGAACTTGGTCGCCCAAGTGAAATTGATTTTAATCAATTTTTAGGTAAAGGATACCTTGGGTTTGCTACTGAAGACATACAGGATATTGACGATACCTTAAAAATTACCGATGTCGTGCAAGGTAAATTCGGTGTTAACCCGATGCTCAATGCGGCTAAGATTTACTTTAGCAAGATGCCCCGCACGGTTGATAATTTAATTAATATTTCTTTTGATTTAGCATTTAATACCCCAGCTTTTCGTCAAAGCACCGAAGATCCATTGTCTGATGCTGAAGCAGCTTTCTTCCAAGGTATGGGTGGTAAAAATGCACGATTTGCCGCCGAATGGGTATATCAAAACTTAAGCCCTGAAACTCAGCAAAAGTTACGTGATTTTATTCGTGGTTTTGAGATTGCTCGTGACAACTTCAACGACAAAGAACTAATGCGGCTTATTCGTGATGGTATATCCGGAACACGAGAAGAATACAACGACGAAACCATTAAGAGTTATGTAAAAGCTTTAGAAGAAGAAACAGCCGCAGCACGAAATCGTGCAGAGCGCCGTAAGGTTACTGGCAAAAACAAAAAGTTTTTAGAAAACCCAATAGCTCAGTTAGCTATGCCTATACATCCAGCGATTGCGGCTCGGATCATGACTGGCGATTTAGTAGGTGCTTTGCGTATGTTGTCGGCTAACCCCAACAACTTTATTGCACGTGCTGCTTCCCGTCTGGCTAACGCTAACTTACAGACAAAACTTGTTGTACAGGAAAACCTCTATAACGATGCAGGCAAACCTGTACCTGGCTACTACGACCCTAGCAACGACACAATTTACATCGACCCTAATTCGGGTATGAATGTACATACGTTGCTACATGAGGCAGGACACGCAGCTACATCGCATGTAATGGACAACCCAAGCCACCCCCTCACAAAACAAGTTGCCGGACTATTGGAAAAAATTAAAGATAGTCTTGGCTCGGCTTACGGCGCTACTAGCCCAGATGAGTTCCTTGCTGAAGCTCAGTCAAATCCAGAGTTTAAAGCGCTGCTTCAGTCTATTTATCCTGATGGCAAACCAATTAGTGCTTGGGATCAGTTAGTCCGCATGATTAGTAACTTTATGCGTCGTCTGTTTGGTATGGAGCCACGTCCGTTAGAGTCTGCTTTTGACCAAGTAGACCGTTTTATTAACGCTATGATTTCTCCAGCCCCTGAATCTCGTGATGCTGGTATTTTATTTTCTGCTGCAAATACTGGCATGGCAAACAAAGTATTTGATCGTTTAGGTGCGTCTTTAGAAGCTCTACCTGGCATGACCCCAGCACGTGCTGATAACATCCACGAGTTTTTAAAGAATACTGTTGGTGGTAACTTCCGTAACTTTACGTTGTCCTTGCTACCATTAAACGCTTTATCCGACGTAGCTAAACAAAAAGGGTTAAAAGATGCTCCATTGGTTGACCGTTTAGTAAACGAGCGTGGTGGTTACGAGTACAAACTAAATGAGAAGATTGAGCCTGTAGTTAAACAAGCTGAAGACTTTGCCAAGAAAGAAAGCCAAGCTCAGGTAGATCTGTTTAACAAGGTTGTTTACGACAGCACTCTTAATAAAGTCGATCCGACCAAACCGGATTATTTTTACACAAAATTTTCTTTATCCTTTGATGTATTTAATTCAGAAGGAAAACGTGTAAAAGAAGAATACAAATTTTTTGATACTAAAAAAGAACGAGATGAAGCAATTAAAAAATTTAATGAAAAAGTATCTTCTACAACGTCTAAGGCAAGAGAATTTAATAACGTAGACCCTGAACAAGTAAAAGCCTACTATGAAATAAAAGATCTTTATAATAAAAAGTTAGGTGGCGCTGGTCAAGCTCTTTACATTAGAATGCGTGACGCTTACAAAGAAATGTATGGTCGTATTATTGAAGCCATTGAAGCTCGTGTAGATACTTCTGTTACCGATCAAGAAAGAGCCAACATAATTAAACAAGATATTTATGAACGTTTAATTACCAAAGGTAGGATTGATCCTTATTTCCCATTAGCACGTTATGGCAAGTATTGGTTATCATACTCGGCCCGGGATAACGCTGGACAGATGGAATTTTACGTTGAAGCGTTTGAAACTGAGCGTGAACGTGCCCGCTACATGCAGCAATTAGAGCAATCAGGTGCGCAAAATGTTCAGGCTTTCTCCAATCTATCTGAATTAGACTATCGTAAAACACCATCTGGTTCATTTGTTAATGGCGTATTACAAGTTATGGAGCTTAATAAAGTTCCACCAGAAGCCATTGAAGAAGTGCTACGTTTATTCTTAAGTAGTTTGCCAGAAACAGCGTTTGCTCAATCCTTTCAACGTCGTAAAGAAACGCTTGGTTTTAACAGAGACGCTATCCGTGCTTTGCGTGAACGGGTTTACCGCACATCCCATCAATTAGCCAGCATGCGCTATGCGTCTAAGTTAAATGAAGTTTTAAGTAAGATGGAAAAGTATGCCGAAGGCGTGGGTAAAGGTGACGATCCAGAAGGGCAGCGGGACAATCGTGTAATTAATGAGTACGTTAAAGAGTTTGAAAAACGCATTAAATATATTAATAATCCAACCGTATCTAAGTGGTCGCAAGTTGCAACCTCGTTTGGTTTTAATATGACTCTTGGCTTTAACGTATCGTCTGCCGTTATTAACTTAACCCAGATTCCGTTAATTCTTTATCCATACCTAGCCGGAACTTACGGTTATGGTGAGACAAGCAGAGCTATTAGCGACGCCTACAAGATTTATTTAAATAGTGGTTTTAATCGTGAAGTAGAACTTATAGGCTCTAATGGGCAGCGTGTACGCCAAAAAGCTATGCCAGCTTTAGATAACTATAACTTTGACGATCCTAATTTACCTCCGCAAATTAAACGTTTAAAAACTTTATCCCGTGTTGCTAGAGATCAAGGGCAGCTTAATCGCTCGCAGTTGTATGACATCCTAGAAGTAGATGAGCGTAACAATGCTTTGTCTAAAGTTAATGCCGCTTCTGGCTTTATCTTCCATCATGGTGAGCGATTAAATCGTCAAATAGCTTTAATTGCTGCGTATAACCTTGACCTTAACAGGATGATGACTAAGCCAACCAAGGAAGAGGCTGGTCTAACTCAAGAGCAGAAAGAAGAAAAAGCAGCTAATAATGCGATATACACCACAGAATTAACTAATGGTGGAATTTCTGCAGCTGCGGCACCACGTATTGCTCAAAGCTCGCTAGGTAAAGTTTTGTTTATGTTTAAACGCTATGGCGTTTCTATGTATTACTTGTTATTTAAGACCGCTCGTGAAGCTTTAAAAGGTGAAACACCTGAAATACGTCAAGCTGCTATGCGTCAGATCGCTGGTATTTACGGTACTTCGGCATTATTCGCTGGTATTCAAGGTGTGCCAATGTTTGGTGTTGTAGCTATGATTTATAACGCATTTGCAGATGATGATGAAGATGATTTAGAAACCGCTACTCGTAAATACTTAGGTGAATTACCTTATAAAGGCTTACTCAACTACGTAACTAACGTTGAGATTGCAAGCCGTACAGGACTGAGTGACTTAATTATTCGTGATTCTGGTAAGCAAGATTCTCAAACAATTGCCTTGACTATGATGGAGATGCTTGGTGGTCCTGTATTCGGTGTCGCATCCAGAGTTGAACGTGGTTTAGATATGATTCGTGACGGCAATGTTCAACGTGGTATTGAGAACATATTGCCATCGTCTTTAGGTAACATACTAAAGGGTATCCGATACTCAACCGAAGGCACTACAACTTTACGTGGTGATCCAATTACTGGAGAAGTTAACCCATGGAACGTGGCTGCCCAAGCGTTTGGCTTTGCTCCTGCCGATTACACCCGCCAGCTTGAAATTAACAATCGTCAAAAAGGTATTGATAAATCGGTTAATCAAGAAGAAACTAAGCTAAAACGTCAATACTATACGGCAACCCGCATGGGGGATAGCCAAGGAAGAAAAGAAGCTCGTGACAAACTTTTAGAGTTAGGTGCTAAACATCCATCCCTAGAGATTAATGCTGGTACGATTGGTGATGTTTTAGACCGATCTATTGAAGCGCAGAAACGAGTAACTGATCGTATGCGTAACGGGGTAGCTTACAGTCCGAAGATGCTTAAAGAGATCGAGCAAAACCTTAAAGAATACGACTAGGAAAAAAACCCCCGAACTAGTCGGGGGTCAAAGGGTTCTTCACGTTTCGGAGAACTAAAGCAACAGGAGAATGTTGCAACTGCAGTATATTACAAAATTCGCCAAAAACGCATTCCTAATTTCCCACCTTCAATCCTGTCGTAGCCTTTCAGTTTAATTTCCTTTTCCTTTGCTACTATTTGCATCTGTTTGTTTAATTCTGCTAAGTTAATAGCAGGAATAAAAATTGACGCTCCTACAACAAAATCGTCCCAATTTACTTTAATAACCACTCCATCAGGGCAGACTTGACCCTTCTGTCGTATCACCTTCAAGGGCAGCTTTATGTTCTGCGACGGCTGTGAGGGCTTGTTCTCTGTCGTCATCTAAAAATCCTTCCGCATTAATATGCCATACATTTAGGGATGGCAAACTCATATGAGTGCCCTTAGCCATACGTTTCTTATCTAGCTTAGCTTTGGTTCGCCCACGTTTTAGGGAATCGGTTAGCCATTCGTAATTAATCTGACGCTCTGTGCACCACTTACGTAAGGGGTTAGGATAAATAAACAGCATCTTTACGTCGTACTCGTACCGTGCCACAAACGTTAGTTTCGGCGTTGCATCAGGAATTATAAGATGATCTATTAAGTCAGACGTGCGAGTAATACGAGAGTCCTCGGTGCTTTTAATACGTAAGATGTTGTTGTAGTTCTCAGCCAAGAAGTTAGATAAGACACCCTCAGCATCAACATCCAAAGAATTAACCTGCTCCTTAATATTCTCGGTAAGGCTTTTAAGCCATTTAACTACAAGACCAATGTCGTAATTAATTAAACCAACCTTTTTAGCAACCATTAAACCCATAATTCCATCGGCTGCTAAAACTGAATGATACCGGTCTGCTGGATTAAAGCCACACAGCTTATCTAGTTTTTTCTGTGTTACCTTGTACATAGTTTTAATACCCTTAATATCATTCATAATGTATTGCAGGTAGGGTAGATACGCATGCCCGTAGTTATTAGCCAAACGCTCACTAAGTATGTCGGTGTCTTCCTTCTCCAAACCCGGCACAGGCTTAGCCCGTACTTCTAACAGACGCATAGCCTCACCCTTGGGGATTGCTTTATACGCACTCATTTTCTCCATCAAAGACGCATTACCTGTGCTGACCGCATTCTGTTTCCAAGGTTCACCACGAACCCTTTCTTCATTACCATTTGCTGACATACGGTTTCTTTGTGAGCCAGATGTGTACTGGTAAACAAAGTCGCTAGTCTCTTTAGCGGATGCGTTGGTAACTTCGTCCAAGGGTAGGAATATGTTTTTGTACTTCTCGGCACGGTTCATCTTTGACGCTGCCGTATCCGACTCTTTTAACACCAGCTTCTGTGGATTACCCCATATGCTTGCGCCAGCTACAAGAGCCGTAGTTTTACCAATACCTGATTCAGGACTATAAATATGGAATAAACATCCCGCAACCGGAGTAAATTCGGAAAAGATTGAACCAAAAGCTAGCCCAATAGCAAACTGATGTATCTCCATGCCGGGTCTATTAAAGAAGTCCATGGCTTCTTTCCACTCCTCAAACGAACCTTTTGAGGTAAACGCACTAAATAACTGTGACGTCGCTGCTGAGGGTGGGTTATGGTCGACTCGATCCGCACAAACTTCTTTGTCTCCTACGACAAAAGCTTCACACTTTTCATCTGTCCAACCGAACTGTCTACGAGCTTTATCAGCTTTATTAGTAAATTGCAAATGATTAACCCAAGTTGTTACATATGACATAATTTCGTCCGTTTTTGAAATGGCTACACCTTTGGAAGACATATACTTTCTTAATTCGTCTTTAGAAGTAACAGCAGATAAGGGAACTGTAAACTCCCTAACCCCGTCTTGTGGCAGGTGCAATCGAACAACTACAGCTTCACCTACATCCGAGTCTTCTAAACGACGAGTTACGTATAAGTCGTTGTGATAAATCATTACTTCGACTTCATCTTCTTCTTTAATTACTCGTTTAAAGATACCACCGTTCTTACCACGGAAGTATGGATCAGGATATTTAGGGATGATGTAAGTCTGAGTATGCCCTTGATTTACGTAGGCTGGCGAATCCTCAACAATATTGTCCTCGTCTGTAGCCTCCTGTACTTCACGACCTAGCACTATAGGCGACTTGATTACACCTTTATGAGGGCATCCGTCGCATCCACCAGAGTTGTACTCTTCAAATTTAATACAGGTATAAGGACCTCCTTTGATACCACGCACCTTACGATCAGCCATCATGGGACTGTATTCAGGGTGCCCACTAGATATTTTTTCTATGGCTACGTCAGCATCAATACAGAACTTAGCGATAGATAGCCCTGCCCTCCACATTGGTTCGGACATGGTAGCCTGATGCTCAATAATGTATTTAAGCTGATTACATCCTTCACCCTTAACTGTCTTAAGCATGATGGTCTTAAACCGATTTGTATAGTTTCCAAGCAGAGCTTTGGTAACTTCGTCCATCTCGCCACGAGGAATATATGACGGTCTGACTAGGACTGGTTCTCCTATAATATCTTTTAGTGTGTTGTACTCCAGTGGCTCACCAGGCTCACTAAGTAACTTAACCTCTCTAGGTTCGTCGTTCTTGTAATTTAACGTTCCTGGCACACGGAGAATCCGCACCGAATCTGCCGTTACAACGGGGTCGGCAAACAAGTCATGCTCGTCACAAAGCCGTTTTAGTTGCTCGGCTAGGGGTGTCCATGTTTCACGTGAAACAGGTTCGGTTAGAGCCCAATAAGCATGCACACCACCACCAGAATTAACTAGTGAAGGTTTAGGTAGTTTTGTTGCTTTGCAAAAAGCTTTTAACGCTACAAGTGCTTCTGCCTGTGTTTGATATGGCTTGTCTGGGCCGCAGTCTAAGTCGACATATAACGACTTAAGTTGTTTAACGTTTGCGGTTTTCCTAGACTTGCCGTCTTCAAACGTGGCTAGTGCATAGTACGCATCATAGCCCTCGTCTTTTAAATTGTTAGCAACTTCTACTGCTTGATCAAGCGTTTTAAAGAACTTTTGTACTGGTTTGTCTGAGTTCTTTTTTAGCCCAACTATACAGTAGTATCCTTCGTCTCCTAGGACTTGCCGTAGAAATTCTAAATTGTTCATTAGCCACCCTTGTTAGGCGGGGTACTCGTGCGACATGTATGTGAAGCATGTCTAGTGTGAAATGCACTTTCCCCCTTAAAACGTTATTTAAGCATCATCCCATTCACCAACTAAATCCTCTAATTTAGGCTCGGCAGTAACGGCTGCCTTCTTGGGTGCGGCTTTCTTTGGTTCTTCAATTTCCTCAGCTTCCGCTTTTGGTGCGGCTAGTGCAGGCTTTTTATCCTTAACACCATCGGTCTGTGCAACCGTCATGGTAATTGCGGAAACGGCTTCGGAAGAATCCTTCAAGGTTTGAATTACCTCAAATTCTTCTTCAGTCACTGGACGTACTGGTTTAAATATCAGCTTAGGTGTAGGGCTTGCTGTGTCAAACCGCATCTCAGTAACCACCCCCGTTATGGGTGTACCATGATTTTTCAGGTGGCGGGCGTAAGCCTGCAGTGGGAGTTTACCTTTCTCACCATCACCAAATACCGAAGTAGGTGGCAATACAAGTTGGTAAACTTCCTCTTTGTCAATCTCACCATCAAGAACAACGGCTAAGCGTTGTTGATAACGACAAGCACGACTATCACCTTGACCACTACCTTTGATGTTTTGTGGACAATTCAAGCAGGTGGCTGATTGCTTTTCTTTGACCTTTTCATCAGGGCGTTGGCTGTCGGCTGACCAGCAAGTTGGGGACACGGTTTCGCCTTCTACATAAGTACCTGCGTAGAAAATCCGTGAAACTTTTGGTGCGGCTTTAATAATTACCACACTCATAGAGCGCTCTTCCGATACACGGTATTCTTTACCACCGATAAATTCACGGAATACACCACCTTTGATGCTAATACGACGTGCGCCTAAACCGCCTTCGCCTGTGCCTGCTAAAGCATTAGTTGCATCATCGGCTGTACCTTTTAAATAGGCAGGTAAACCACCTTTAAATAATGTTAAATCACTCATTTGACGTTCTCCTTAAATATCATCGTCAGGGTTAAAATTAAGTACTGCTTGCTTAGGGTCTTTATTTGTTACTGTGAGGCTCCCATCTGCTTCCTCTCTTACAAGTTCTCCGCCGTTTAGTCTTCGTAGGGCTGACTCGACTTCACTAATCTTGAAACGGTAAACACCGCCCAGTTTTAGCGAAGGGATTAAGTCCTGTCGAATCCATGCACGGACGGTTGATACCGAAAGCGAAAAGTGTTTAGCCACGTCCTCTATCGGCACAAACGGTTCATCCGACATTTAGTTCCTCCTTATAGTTACTGAATATTCAGCGTTTGAATTTAGCCCCGGTGGAAGCAGTTCAGGGTTCTCCTCTAAAAAAGCCCGCATATTGGTTTGTTGAAGCCGCTTCTCCAATAGTTCAGGCACACCATGTTCAAGAATAAACTTGTGCATGGATTCCCAATCAGAAGTTGAATACGTAGTCCTAACGGTACGATAAACAGTTCCTGAATTAGTTCTTAGACTCTCTACTCCAGAGTCTTTCATGTGTTGAAGAATAGCCACTTTAACGGTTTTCATATCAGCTTCAATTTTACTGATCTGCTCTTCCATCTCGTGGACAACTTCATATTTTTTATCACGCATTTTGATGTAGATGCGAGTGAGCTTTTCTAAGGGGGGCTCTACCCCTGTCTTGTTTTCTGACATACATTCTCCTGTTTTAAAATGATAACGGCTTGGTTTTATTCTCGTTATCGGTATTACTACTGTACTACTAAACTTTATCTTTATCAAGTAAGTTGTTATAAAGTTCAACTAATTTTGAATGATCTGTAATGCGGTTGTCAAGCATTTTATATAGGTGTTTCTCCGCATTCGATCCTTGTAATCTTACGACTGTTACTGGATGCTTCTGTCCTGCTCGATGCGCACGTGCATTCGCTTGTGCGTATATTTCTAAACTAGGTGTTGGTCCCCACCAAACAATTGTATCGGCAGCGGTAAGTGTTACACCATGTGCCGCAGCTTGTGGTTGAATAATTAAAATACGTGGGTTTGGGCTTTCTTGAAAGCGTTTAAATATATCTGCACGATTAGAAGCAGTCACATCACCATTAATAATTTCTGTACTAAACCCATCATCAATTAGTTTTTTAGTTAGTATTTTAATTGTGTTTTTAAATGGTACAAATATTAAGATCTTTTGCTGTGTCTCGTCAGTTACTTCTCTTAACACCTTATAACGATTTTGAATATCAAACTCCAAAGTCTCCCCTGAATCGGAATATACCGCACCGCAAGATATTTGTAGTAGTTTGCTTAATCCAACCGCAGCATTTACCGCAGTGACTTGCTCGCCCACCGCTTGCATAACCAAGCGTTTTCGTAGGGTATCGTAATATTTTTTCTGTTGCGCAGTAAGTTCGACTTCACGGGTTACATAAATTAACTCAGGCAAATCTAAGCACTCGTCCTTGGTAAATCGGATGGCTGGTTGTAAGGCTTCAAACACTACTTTATCTGCGTTGGGTTTATTGACCCACTTAAATTTGGATATTTTATACATCACCATGTCTTTGAAGCTACCAAAGAAACGGGGTACATTTTTTGGATTAATTAATTTAGCTAAACCGTAAGCATCTACTGGCGATTGAGCCGCAGGGGTTCCCGTTAGCATCCATAACCACGTGTCAGGCTTGAGTAACCGATTAAGGGTCTTCCAGCGAACCGTCTGTGAGTTCTTGTAGGCGTTGGCTTCATCGACCACAATTAGGTCAAAATTACCATTAGTAATAGCCTCTTGAACAATCTCAACACCGTCATAGTTAATAATTACAAACTCAGTATCTGAATTAATAATACGCTGACGTTTTTCTTTTGAACCATAAGCAATATCGACCGAACGATGCATAGCAAATTTAAATAGGTCTGCTCTCCATGCGCTATCCATAATAGATAATGGACATATAACAAGCACACGTTTTATCTTTTTCATCTTCATTAGATAGTCTGCCGCCCATATAACAGAACCTGTCTTGCCTGTACCTTGTTCGTTGAGGCAAAAGGCACGAGGATTTAAAGTTAAAAAAGACGAAGTAACTTTTTGATGGTCAAACGGTTTATGTAGTCCGGGCCAATCATACTGTCCCATGATAGGTGATGGGATGTTTTTTATTTGTAGGTTTTTAAGAACTCGAGTTTCGTCTAAGCCCCATTTAACGGCGACTTGATTTTCCCCAACCATCTTACTTTTGGGTATTAAAGTTGTAACTTTATTTGGATTACGAAGGTTTAATAAAAGAACTTTGTTGCCTATTATTTCCATTTATTTCTTTTTTCTCTCACGTTTGCTAGTTTCCGACACTAGGTTACTTTTTTTGTCTCTTTTAAAAGATCTATTTTTTGATGGTGTTGTAATGTATGTGCCATCTTTATTTGTACCACCTTTATCCATAGCTTTTTTATGGGCTATGTCTTTACCTTCACGAGCATCGGCTTTGCCGTTGCCGTTGTTATCAGGCATTTTTTTATCAACCGCACGTCTAGCACGTTGACGCTCCATGCGATTAGGGTGCTCGCTACGAGCCTTCTGTTGCTCGTATTCTTTAGCATATGGTCTTGGTTTATTTACGTATGGCATTTAATTTCTCCCATTATGTGCACACTCAAGAACTAAACAGTGCTTCTTACAAAGCCCACTAGGACGAGGGTTCCATACATCATTTTCGTATGAAAACTTCATCCTGTTGTACTCACTAATCCACTTATGCCACATCTTATCCTGATTTTCAAAAGAATACGAGTCCTTTATAAAATTTTTAGATACGACAAAAAGTAGCCCCGCCTTGACTTTTTTGACTTGGGGAAAGTGCTTAAATATGGCAAGTGCCATCAACTCTAGCTGATCGGTATCGGCATATTTGGCAGACTTTCCAGTCTTGTAATCAAGCACTCGTGCCTCTTCGCCGTTGATAACTAGTAAATCAGCAACACCCCGCCACCACATATTTGGATCTTTAAATCCGCATGCGTCAAGATTCTCTGTTAGCCCCATTTCATGCTCGCAATACTTATCACCATTTAACTGCTTTAAGTTATCTAAGGCGCTCTTTACAAAGTTAAACTGTGGTGGTAGTGGTACGTTATCCCGTACGTAGTGTTCCGCCGCCGAATGAAACTCTTTCCCATACATAATAGCTTCCGTAGGAGGTTCTTTAACATCTTTAACCACCCGTAAATGATAGTACTTCTTGGGACATTGATCGTAGAGCTTGATACTTGAGTACGACCAAGAGATTGATTTATTCATTAATAGGAATCCATGTTCTAACCGCACCACTCATTAACTTAATTTCTACTTGAGCATTCAAACAATGGTCATAGGCATCTTGAAATTTGTTTGCTACTAACGCATCGTGAGCCTTAGTAATTTCTTGCATAGCATGTAAATAAAAATCTGAGTACTCTACCTTAGCATTCTCCATAATTCTTTCCAAAACCTGATTCACAATTAACAGGCAAGCCTTTAGCCCATGCGGGTGTCCAACGCATGCACTCCTCTACATAAACTTGAGCTTCCTTAGCCTCTTCTTCTTTGGCAATACAGGCAACCGCATCGTGTACGGTGAGTACGACGTTATATCTTTTTGAGATCTGTATCATTTGCTCGCCGATGATACAACGAGCGATAGCTTGGCATACGTTCTCGATCACCTTACCACCATAAATTTTATTCCAACCATACCGAGTTTTGTATTGGTACTGTATACCCTTCTCATCCCGCACGGTTATTAGCCCATCATAACGTAATAACAAACCGCTTGGTAGTCGTATTGACCGCTCTTCTGGGACCAGCGCAAGTACACCATCACGCCCTAAACTTGTTGTACTGTCCTTAGTTAAAGCCTCTAGGGCCAATTGAGCTTCTCGCCACAACCTAACTACATTCGGGTACGTTTCTCGGTAGACTTGGATGATGTGCCTCGCTTCTTCATCCGTAACCTCAGTGCCAAATGTTTTAAGTTGCGCTTTGAATTTCGGAGCGCCCATCCCGTACCCAGCACCCAAAATCGTCGTCTTGCCGACA